CAATGCAAACTGCTCACATACCTAAATGGAGAAGATCTTCAATAAAAATCTGGTATAATAAGAAAGGAAAAAAGAAATAATATGCCTAATAAAAAAGCAAAACAAAGAAAGATGGATAGGAAAGCTAAGAATTTAGCTATAAAGAAATGGAAACGAGAACAAAAAAAGTTAAGAAAGGAAAAAAGAAATGAAAGATGAATTTATACAAATAGACCTATGTCATTATTTTAAAAAAGATGAAATAATTGGGTTTATGCCAATAAATGGAGAAGATGGAGATTTTAGAGATTTCCATGAAAATAAAACAAAGGATTATAGTGATTATTATTTTCTCCAAATATTTTTAAAAAATGGAACTGATGTTATGATTAATTTTGGGGATGATGATGATTGCGAATGTGTTAGAGATGCTTGGACATTATATTTAAAAGACATTTTAAATGTTCAAGATAGATATAGAGTTTTCAATAAATATTTAGACGATATAAGAAAAGAAAGGAGTGAAGTATGAAAGAATATGTAAATGTAATTAAAGAAATACTTAAAGGTGTAAAAGATGAGGATAGATATACAATGTTAAGCATTGCTTTGGATGATTTAGATTCAGATATATACATAGAAAGGAATATAGATGAATAATGATCCTGATAAAGGCTATGATGAACACATTGATAATATGATATTAGAAAAACAAATTAAGGAGCATAAAGAAATGACAAAAGAAAAAGTTAAAGAGTTAAGCCAAAAGATAATATGGGATACTCTTAGAGCAGTTGATTGTAGTGATATTGAGTATAAAAAGGGTAGCCTAACTTATATTGGGTGGGCAGATTTATGGGCAAGATTGATGGATATATTTCCACAATCTACTTATGTCTTTGAAGAACCTGTATTTTATGGAGAACCAGGAAGTCAAACTTGCGAGGTAACCTGTTCTGTATATATAGGGAATTTCGAAAGATCTGTTACTTTGCCTGTTATGAAACAAACAGGCAGAATGGAATCTATAGTCAATCCCACATCGAGAGATCTGAATGACACAAGACAAAGATCTTTAGTTAAAGCAATAGGTATGTGGGGATTAGGATTATATCTATGGGAAAGAAAAACTTATAATGAATCTAAAACTGATTTAGGTTCAGACAAAATACCATTTTAATAAAAATGACCAAGACAGAACATAGAAGAAAAGCAAGGTATAATTTAGAGGATAGCTATATAAAAAGGATTTTAAGGAAAAAATGGGGATTTATGGCTAAGGATTGCACTCCTAAAATTATAAAAGAAACAAGAGAAAGTATTAAAAATCTCAGAAAAAAGAAAAAACTTTCTAAAAAACTTCTTGCTGAAGGTAAATATAAATGCTCAAGGTGTTCTTTAGTCAAACCTTTGGATATGTTTTATAAAGATAGTAGTAAAAAATGTGGATTTAATAGAGCCTGTAAGAAATGTGTTTCTGTTAGTAAACCATACAAAAAAGCATCAAAGAAATACAATAAAAGAATAAGAGAAAACTTAGAAGATATTTATATAAAAAGAATATTATGTAGAAGGAGTTTTTTAAAATCAAAAGACATTCCAAAAGAATTAATAGAAGCAAAAAGAGAACAATTAAAATTAAAAAGATTTTTAGAGAAAAAATAAAACAACAACCGAAAGGAAAAAATGAAAACAGATAAAAAGCAAATAAACGATTTTAGTGATCTTACTGAAATGGTTACTGCACATAGAGGAGTATTAAAATCTTTAATAGATAAGGATGGTTATTATAAAAATGGGGAAGCAGTAGAAATTAATAATGGTTTCGGTAAGCAGTTAAATTATATGAAAATAATTTTAGAAGCATATAAATTAATGGGAATAAAACCTGAAAAGAAGGATTTATTTCTACCTGATAAAAAATAATAAAAGGAGATACAATGTCAGATTATCAAATGAAAGAAAACACAGGATCTTTATTTAGTAATAAAGAAAATAAAAAAACAGATAAACATCCTGATTACACAGGCAAAGCCTTAGTTGATGGAAAGGTTAAAAGTTTAAGTGCTTGGGTTAATACTGCAAAAAACTCAGGAAAGCAGTATTTAAGCCTTAAAATTGATGATTTTAAGCCGAAAACTGATACAGGGCATACATACACCTCAACTACTACACAAGATGCCGAGATTCCATTTTAATGAATATGTTTCTTGAAATAAAGATTCGTAAAGATGGTGAAGAAAAGTGGGTGGATGCAAAGAAGTTCTTTAAGTATATGCTTGAAGAATATTCTAAAGTAACCTATGGGGGTAAGGTTGTAGAGCCTTACCCTGATAGGGTTAATAAATTTTTTAATGAAATGCCACAAGATCTTATAGAGATGTGGAGTAAAGCATATCCGAATGTAGATATAAAGTCGGAATGCGAAAAAGCAAGAGCCTGGCTCTTAACTAATACTAATAAAGCAAAGAAAGATTTTAAAGGTTTTACCAATAGGTGGCTCGGTAAAGCCTGTAATAATGGGGGGCAGATGCCAATGTCATTTACTAATAAGTCGGAGCTTGTTATTGAAAAGAAAATGAAGGAGTTTAGAAAACAGCAAGAAATTGCTGAACAGGATTCTGCCA